TGCGAGATTCTGCCCGCCTCGACCAGATCCTCTTTGGACGGGGTGCCGCCGTAGAACTGGTAGGTCGGGTTGTAGATGATGGAGGGAGCGGGGCCGGGCTGCCCACCGCCAGCCGGTGCAGGCTGAGGGCGGTTGCCCCGCAGAGCATCCAGCAGAGCCGTGATGCTGTAGCCGGTGCCTGAGATGCCCTGCAGCTTGTCTGCAAGGAAACCCAACCCGGTGCCGATCATGTTTCCGAGGCTGCCGTCGCTGTTTCCAGCGTTGGCTGCCTGCAGGGTGTCGGCCAGCATAGAGCGCATCTGCGTCCACAGCTCCGAGAGCGGGAGAACGGCTTCTTTTCCGGCCTCGCCGCCGCCCAGCAGCTTGTTGCCCATCGCACCGAAGATCTGCGCACCGTTCAGGATGCCGCCCTCTTTGTACCACTCGATTCCGAAATGCGGAACGCTGGGCGGCGAGAGGGAAAAGTCGCCGGTGATGCTGACGTGGGGCAGCTTCAGCTTCGGCAGGGACCAAGAGAAATTAAATTTCTGCTTGATGGCCGAGATCACGGAGCCGACCGCGTTTTTGGCAGCCTCCATCTTGCCGACGATGGCGTTATAGATGCTGCCGAAGATGTTCTCCACGGTCGTGCGGGCGGCGGTCAGTGCGGTGGAGATCGCCGTGCGGATACCGGCCACCGCGCTGCTGACGGCAGTGCGGGCGGCGGTGATCTTGCCGGTGATCGCAGAGCGGGCCGCCTCAAATGCAGAACTCGCCACGCTGGAGATTGCTCCCCATGCGGTAGCTGCTGCGGAGTGCATCGCCGAAAGGATACCGTCTGCGGTTTCTTTGGCTGCTGTCAGCTTTTGGGAGATGTACTCTTTGACGGCCTCGTAAGCTGCCGAGGTCTTTTCGGTCACCGCCGTCCATGCTCCGCTCACGGCAGAGCCGATGGCAGAGAGGATGGGTCCGAAGAAGGACTGGATGGCAGCCCACTTTTCGGAGATCGCGGAGCCGATGGCGGTCAGCGCGGTGGAGATCGCCGTGCGGATTGCCTCCCATACGGCGAGGACCGTATCCCTGCAATTCTGCCAGATGAACTGGAACGGCAGGGTGATGATCTGGAATGCTGCACTCAAAACCTCGCCGATCAGCATGATGCCGACCTGAACGGCATTCTTGATGGTCTGCCACGCTGCAGAGGCTGCCGCCGTGATGCTCTTCCAGACCCCGGACAGGAATTCGACCGCTGCGGTGAATTTCTGTCTTGCTGCAGAGAAGAACTCAGCGATGGAGGACTGGGCGTTGCTCAGGAATGCTGCAGCAGATGCCACGGCGTTCTGTGCCGCTACGATGACCTGAGAAAGCGCACCCTTGATGGCCGTGAATATGGCGTTCACGCCGTCGCGGAACCACTCGCACTTGGTGTAGAGCAGAACGATGATGGCGATGGCTGCTGCAATGGCGGCGATGATGATTCCGATGGGGTTTGCGGTCATCGCTGCGCTCAGTGCTTTCTGTGCGCCGGTCGCCACGGCGGTGGCCTTTGCCCATCCAGCTTGTGCCAGCTGGGACACCGTGACCTGCTTCGTAAAGAGAGCCACGAGGACTTCGTTCAGCTTGAGGGTACCATTAAAGGCTGCCTGTGCGATGTTGGCATTTTTGGTACTCATCGCAAACAGCTTCAGCTGCACTTGCGCCATCTGAAATCCGTTGATGATGGACTGGATGCCCTGCCCGGCTTTGAACGCCACAAGGACTGCCGCCGCTGCGATCAGCTCATCCCGGAACCGGGACACGGAGTCGAGGGAGGACAGCATCTTGTTGGCGAAGTCTGCCGAGACCTGAATCGCGGTCAAAAGGCCATCGACCAGAGCCGTGACGAACGGCGTGGCTTTCTGGATGCCCTCGGCGATTAGGTTGATGGTCGTGATCGCAAGGCTTCCGAGACTGTCGAACAGGCCCTTGTGATCTACGATGACTGCGCCGACCGCTGCGAATGCGCCGCCGACCTTTTCGAGTGCGGGGACGCAATTCTGGGCGAACGCCTCAGCCTTGGGCAGGGCGTACTCTACAAAGGCGTTGCCCGCTGCGGCGATTCGGTCGGTAATCGACGGAATTACAGCGGAGACGGCATTGATGGCATCCTTGGCGGCGGGCGCAAAAGTCTGCGCCAGCCGGATCTTCATGTCGTCCATTGCGCTGCCGAAGATGGAGATTGCACCTTGCAGCGTGTCGGTGACCGTAGCGGCCATCGTGCTGAGTGCGCCGTCCGCATTGTGGAGGTCATCGGTCAGGGCCTCCCACTCGCTGCGGCCATCTGCCGTGGTGGTGTTCAGGCCGGAGATCAGGTCGTTCAGGGCATCGATATGCTCTTTACCGCCAAGGGCTGCGAGTGCAGCGTTTCGCTGTTCCTCGGTCATGTCCTTGGTGGCCTCATCTACGACCCGGATGGTTTCGGCCAATCCGATGAACTTTCCGTTGCTGTCAAAAGCGGAAATGCCGAGCTGGTCCATCATTTTGCCGGCCTTTCCTGTACCCGTCGTGAGGTTGTTGATCACGGCGTTCAGGGCGGTTCCGGCTTCGGAGCCTTTGATGCCTCGGTTGGCCAGCACACCGAGGGCGGCGGCAGATTCCTGAATCGGAACGTGCAGGTTTTTCATCGTGCCGCCGACCGCGATGTATGCCTCCATCAGCATCTGTGCGGTCTGGTTGGACTTGTTGTTGGCCATCGCTGCCACGTCGAGATATTCGCCGAGGTCGTCAACCTGCAGACCAAGGGCAGAGAGCGAATCCGTCACAAGATCGGAGCAGGTAGCGAGGTCCATCTGCGTGGCCTCCGAAAGCCGGAGGATGGGTTCCAGTCCTGCGATGGACTCATTCACATCCCACCCGGCGAGGCTCATGTAACCGAGGGCCTCGGCACTCTCTGTGGCAGTTTTCGTGGTGGCCTTGCCCATATCCAGTGCCGCTTGCTGGAGGCGGGCGTAATCGTCAGCGGTTGCACCGCAGATGGCTGCGGTGTTCGCCATTGCCTGATCAAAGTCGGCGTATGTACTGACGGCATCGCCAACAAACTGGCCGATCTTGAGGGCACCCCATGCGGCGGCTGCTACGGCGGCGGCTTTTGCGGCGATGGAACCAAGGGACTGCATTTTTGTTTCGGCGGTCCCAATTGCGTTGTTGAAGCTGCTGGATACTGAACCGGCGATCTTGACCGCCAGCTTATACTCTTTTCCTGCGGCTGCCATCGGCTGTCTTTGCCACCTCCTTTGTGGTCGCTATCAGGTCAGACAGCGGCATTTTGAGAAAAAGGCCGAGGTCTGAATGAAGCGACATCGAAAGATTGATGCAGATGCTTCTCAGGTCGTCGCTGTGCCCTGCGCTCAGTCCTCGCTGTAGAAAAAAGAGGTCACGCGGTTCTTAACCTTGAGGGCATCCTTGGGCGGCAGACCCCTGAAGAACTCGATGGGCTGCTTCGCTGCACGGGCGGCAATGAAACAGGCGTATTCGAGCGTCATCTCCGGCATAACGGAGAAACTGCCGCTGCGGGTGAGGTAGCGGTCGGCGGCGATCATGTCCTCTGCGGACAGGTCGTCCATGCCGGACAGGTCCACCTCGGTGTAGTCCTTGCCCTCGAAGCGATAGGCTTTGCTGAACTTCACGAGGGTGGAGGATTCATCCTCCTGTGCGTTGGTCAAAATCTTTTCGTCTGCCATTAGGTGTACTTCCTCACTTTCGCCAGCAGGTCAACGCCGTTGACCTTGAACACGCTGTTGAGCTTGTCCAGTTCAAACTTCGGGCTGCCATCCAGCTCGATGTAGATGTAGGTCAGGCCGAGGGTGACGGAACCGTTCATGGCCTTGCCCTGCTTCATGTCGCCGGGGGACAGCTTCTTTGCTCGGCCACGAAAAACGACACGCATACCCATCTGGTCTACGTTGCCGGTGGCCCGGTCTGTGTACTGCTGCGAACCGCGCAGAACCAGTTCAACTGCTTTCGTGGTGTCGATCATCTTGAAGACATCCTCCGAAAGCATATTGAAGGCGATTTCCTGCTCCATGTCACCGTAGCGGCCAGTGATCACGGTCTCGAACTCGCCGAGGATGCCGCAGCCCTTGATCGTTTCGGTCAGACCCTCCAGATCAGGCAGCTTGACTTCGCCGGTGGTGCCGACCAGCCGATTGCCGGACAGGTAGGCGTTGTAGTCGTTGAGGACTTCGGGAATACCGTTAATAGCCATTAGTTGCTACCTCCGTTGATGCTTGCGTACAGCATAGCCGGGTCAAATTCCAGCGTATTGGTGATGTCCTCTGCGGGCACGAACGGTGCCAGCTTCTGATGGAACTTCACCTCGCCACTGATAATGTCGGTGGCGGTGTTTTCCTCTGCCCGGAAATCGATGTGTGCCCCAGCGCACTTGTTCTGCGCGACGTAGGAGTTGCCACGGATGTTCTCGCTGTCCACGATGTTCTCTACCAACTGGACGCTGACGGGGCCGTCGACGTACTGGATGTAGGTCCGAATGAAGCTGTTGCCCCACCAACTAAAGAAGCGGCGGCAGCAGAACCAGCGATCCTTGGGGTCGGTGCTGCCCGGATAGGCTGCAGTATTGTTACCCCACAGCCGCCAGCCGTTCTGGTTGATGGCGGTGGTCACGCCTACGCCGTTCAGGGCGTTGGCCTGTACCTGATCCAGAACGACCTCAGTTCCGTCTGCCAGACAGGTGCCGGTGATGCTGATCGTCTTGTTGGAGGGGGACAGGTAGGGAACATTGTCGTTGGCTGCATCCAGATATGCGGTGTGGGCTGCAGCAACTGCGCTGGCCCACAGAATGTAGCTACCAACTCGGAAGCAGGGCCAGAGCGGATATGCGTGTTCGCTGCTGACACCCGCGCCCTCTTTCTTGGCCTTGACCTCGGTGTAGACCTTTGCGCCTTTCTCTGTGGTGCTGTCGATGTCGATGATGCACTCACACTTGAACACGCCATTGATCTCGACGCACTTGGCAGCGAGAACCAGACCGACGTCCGGGTCATGCGACCAGCCGGGGGCCAACAGCAGACCGGGGGTCACGCCGAACTTGGGATAGATCTGGCGGACCAGCTCCATGCCGGTCTCTGCGCCGGTGCTGGCGTTGTAGCCGCCGACCACATCTGCCGCAGTGACCGCAGTCGGGTCGATGCTGGTAGAAGTGACGCTCAGAGACTTGGCATCCTTACCTGCGCCGGTTGAGGTCAGAGTGATGACCAGATAGCCGTTGCCGTCAAACTCGGTGACGTAGTCGGTGTTCGCTTTCAGGGCGGTGCCGCTCTCGGTGTCCTTTTTCACACTGACCGTGTCGGCGAGGATGCCGTCAATCTGAACAGTTGCCTGCATATTTTCCACCGGGACAGTCGATGCAGTGTTCTGCTTCTTGTGCTTCTTGGGGTCCAGAACGTTCACGAAGATCACCGGGGCGACTGCGTACAACTGGAAGCTGGCATAAATACTCTGACACAGGGTGTACTTCTTGAAATCGTAGTTGAAGCCCAGCTGCTTTACCGCCTCTGCGTAGCTGTATGCGATGATGGGCACGTTGGTGGCAGAGTACGGATCTTCGGCGAGGTTGATGGGGGCCGTACCGAACACGACCTGAATCGCAGAGTCGCCCTTAATGGGGGCGGTCAGGCTCGTGGCCTGTTCGAGAACGGTAATGCCATGCTGATATGCCATAGGGATTCACTCCTTTCTGAGGTTAGTTGCCCTGCTTCTTGTCCAGCTTGGCTGCATAAGCCAGAGCCTTGCGGTAGAAAACGGCAGCAGGGCCTTTGCCGTTCGCGATCTCCTGCATCGCCTTGGATGCGTTCGCAATGGGAACGCACAGGCTCAGGAGTGCGGGTTCCTCCTGCGCCGCTTCGGTGATCGTCGCAGGGAGGGCGGTGCCGTCAAAGACGGTGCTTGTGGTGGCCACGCCGATGATGGTCGGGCCGAGGTAGATCGTTTTCTTCATACGAACTTGTTTGCCTTTCTGCGGGGAGCGTGAGCTTCCCACGTCATGCCGACCGCACCGAAGAAGTACGGCCAGCTCTGTTCATCCTGAAGTGCCCATGCAAAGCCGTCCCCATCGTCATTGAAAGCGAAGGGGCCGAGGGTGTTGGATTCCTCGTAGTGCTGCTGCATCGTCTCCATGATTGCGAGGACGCTTGCGTGGCCCTGATTGGTTAAATCGTCATCGTAGATGCCGATGCGGAAAACAACAGCAATTTCGTGTGCGGTCATCTGATCCTTGACCCCGCCGCTGTCAAGAACAACGATAATGTAAGGAAACGGGTCCTTATCTTCCTCGCTCTTGCGTTGGGGCAAATTCTGACGGAACACATGGACAGGTTCCATCTTCCCATCTGGGGTCTTGTATCGTCTGTCCTTAAACAGTTCAGTCAGGTCTTGCTGGAGCCTGACCTGAAGATCTCTTGCGGTCATCTGGTCACCCTCTTGATCTCTTTGAGAATGTTGTCCATGAGTGTGTCATAGATTTCCGGCTCAATAACGCCGTATACCCGGTCTTTGCTGCCGATCATCGTGGGGATGGAGTTCGACAGCAACTTCTTGATCGGGTAGCGGGTCTTGTGGTATCGCTGGGCGACTGAAACGTGACCGTTGCGGAACTTCACCAGAAATGCCTTGTTGTTGGATTTCATCAATCCTTTCAGGCTGCTGGAAAGCAGGACCTTGGCTTTCAGAACGTCAGGCTTGTCTTGGCCGGTACGATATGTGGCGGGTGACACTTTGAAATCTTTTAGTTCCAGCTGTTCCCCGGTGACATTGATCGTGGCGGTAAGGCTGCTCTCTGTGGCGTTCTGGGTTTTCATGGCCTTGGTGAAGCGGCCCTGCTTTACCGCATAGGTTTCCTGCGCTTTTTTGGCGAGGTCCTTTTTGGCATCTCTGGCGGTGTCGTTGACGGCGTTCTTCAGAACTCTGCGGCTCTCACTTTTCATGGAGCCGAGGGCATCCTCTATAGTGTGGAGAAGATCTTCGTCGAACTCAAACCGAAGGATGCCGTCTGAAGAAGATACATTCATCTGCTGCGGTTCGCCTCCAGCGTGATGGTGTAAACGCCGCCCTCATCGGTGGCATCGACCACGGTGTACATCTTGCCGTCCAGCTTGATCACCCGTTTCTGTGCCGGGAGACCGCTGGGAAACACAGATGCTTTGACGTAGAGCAGCACCTGCCGGGCGTGGATGCCGTCCATGTTAGACTTCATCTGCTTCTCTCTCTCGATGTTCTCCATGTCGTCAATGAGGGCGGGCACGTTGTTGCCGTCGATGTTGTGCAGGTCTGCAAACTCGGCGACATTGAGAAAGGTTTCATCAACATCGCGGTCCATGACCTGCTTGAAAGTCATGCTCTGCATTTTCTGCGCCGCCTTTCCACCGTTTCGGGGATTTTCCCGACGAGGTCGTCCCCGGTTAACTCGCCGCCGACAGCGATTCCGGGGAGACCGGGTTCAGCGGTCACAGGGCGGGCTGCCACACCGCTGGGCGGGTGGTAGTCCTCCGGCACCCACATGGCGGTTCCTGCCTCAATCCATGCAGCGGTGTCCTCCGGGCGGTCTGCCGGGAGGAAATCACCGGGTTTGTACTGGGCAAAGCCGACCTGAATGTGGGCGAGGGCGAGAAGCCGATCAGCCATCCAGCTTGACCAGAATCTTGGTGTCCTCGGCGGTTGCGGATGCTGCTGCGTAGCCGACTGCGGTATTGCCAGCTGCAGTGTCGGTGATGCCGTTGCCGTCGAAGTACACGGTTGCGCCCATGTCGATCTTCTTGGTGCCGGTCTTGGGAATCTCCCAGATACCGCCGACGTGCAGGGAGCCGACCTTGTTCGGCTCGATGTCGGTGCCGGTCACGCCGATGTGGTCGCCGATTTTGACGATGGTGTTCGCGGGAATGGTGGCGGTGGTGGTGTTGGTGTAGTCCAGAGCCTCACCGCGCTGCCAGAATTCAGCTTTTGCCATAACTCATGCGCTCCTTTCTTTTAACCCAGCGGGTCTGCGATGTTGGTGCCGGGGTTCTTGATTGCGCCACGGTAATCCATGACGTTGATGCCCCAGTCGAGGTAGATATCCCAGACGAAGCCCAGCTGACCGGGGGTCTCCATGCGGCGAATGGTCGGGATTTCCTGACCGTTCAGGTAGTCAACCTCGATGAAGGCGGTGTCGGTGGTGTTTGCGGTCATAAACCACGGCATCACATTGCCGAAGCCGCCAGCCAGCGTGTTGATGGTGGGGTCCTCGATCACGTCCAGATTGCGGTACTGGTACAGCGGGTTGACGGACTGGGTGTTGCCCTCGGTGTTGATGGTGGGGCTGTTGAACAGGGTGTAGACGTCAAAACTCATGCCGACAGGGACGATGAATGCGCCGGGGCGGATGATGATGGGCTGGCCGAACTCGTCTTTCTGGGTGGAGAGGGTCAGGATCATGCTCTGAACCGCCGCCTTGGTGATGCCGCTGCCGGTTTTCAGCAGATTGCGGTGTTCTGCGGAGAACAGCTTCTTGCCGTCGTAGATGGCGGGGTTGCCCATCAGGATCTGATAGCACTGGGTGTTGATGGTGCGGCGGGCCGCTGCTGCATGGCGGGCGGGGATGCTGGTCACCAGATCGATGTCGTCGTTGATGAACGCCTGACGGGACAGGGTGAACTGCTTGCCGTAGGTGTGCAGACGGCGGGTCGGCAGCTTGGCATCGGTGGGCTTGTCGTTCTTCAGCTCACCGCCCTCCGGCACTTCGAGGAAGTCACCGATGGGGCCAGCCAGATAGTTGTTGTCGTGAACCTTGAAGTCCTTAAGGCTACCCTTTTTGGTCCAGCGGTCAAAAGTGACCGGGGCCTTGCGGTGGCCCTCGACGTAGGACTTGTTGATGGCGTTGTCCAGAATGGCGGGGAATGCTGCGGTCGGGTTGTAGAACTGACGCTGCATCAGCATGGTGAACAGGTCGTCCGAACTCTTGCGGCGGGCATCGGCCACGCCGCTGCGCTCCAGACACTCGATGGCCATGTCGCGCAGGGTCATGTTTGCCATCTGCTGTGCGCCATCGGAGGCCTTTTCGGGATTCAGGCCACCACGGATCAGCAGACCGTCTGCTGCATCACGGCGGAATTCGTCCTCGCCGGAGCCGGTGACCTTAATGCCAGTGCGGATGGGTGCGCCGTTCTTGCGCAGACCATCCATGATGGC